CCGATGATACGTCCGTTAGCGTAAGCCAAAGAAGTGAATGTGTGCGAGCCTGTGGTGTGCGAAGAAATGCTTGTGCCAGCACTATCATGCACATGAACACTATCTGTGGCGTAACCAATAAAAACTCTTGTACCGTCAGAACACAACGCCCCAATATCTTTGGCTTGCGCACCCGTAGTAATGGTTGTCCAGTTACCGGACACCGTACTGGCACGTTTCAAAGACTGCCCGTCAGCAACATAAATGTAACCGCCAGCAACACACATTAACTGTTTAGTAGCAGTAGTCGGCGCACCCGAACCAACATTCAACGCCGTATCATTCAACAAAGACACTTGGCCTTTAACCCACGGATTGATACCTTTAGACTTATAAAACTGGTAATCAACAGAACCGGCGGTGTCGGCGTACTGTTGCCCTGCACCAAAATGCCATGAATCCTGCCCGCGTCGCCACAACCCACCAGGGTTGATAGCTGCTTCACCAGGGGCAGTCGAAGTGTCCTGTGAGTCACGCACACGTTGCTCATACCCACGAGCAAACTTTCCTGACTTTTGGTCAACCATGTACGGTCTACCGTTGATAGCTACAGGGAACGTTGACGGTACGAGAGTTGTTGAACCTGTACCCGAAAAGTATGCGGGTGTACCAACGAAAGGTATCGTTAAAAGGAGTGACGGTGCAGGCACTATTTAGTTCCGTTGCAGAAACGTAGGGTACTGGCGAGTCAGCTTGGCTGCTTCGGCTATGATGCGGTCCCTTCGCATACGCAACAAGTTCGTAATACTGCCACCAACGGCCCCTGCACCGACTTCTTCGGAGCGGCGTGTGTCACCTTGCGATTCGGTGAAGTTGCGTTTCACTTCACGTGGGGCAACAAGCCTAATTTCTGCACCGATAATCAGAATGTCCTCAGCTGAAAGAGGATAGCCAGCGATGGTTTGCAGGTCGTCTGTCTCAGCGGTGATACGGGTGAAAGGTGCTTTATATGAGATACGGATTTCTGATGCAGGGATACCAGCATCAATTTGGAGTGCCATGCCGGAACCGAAATCTTTTGTTGGCATATCGCGCAACAGTTTCACACCGTTCACGGTTTTGTAGTCGGAAGCGATATAGCGGTAACGAACTTCTAGCAAATCGATAACGTCGCTGATGGCAGGCAGGTTCACCTGGCGGTTAGCAGGGTTGTAGGTCATGTCCAACGTTTTGACACGAAACAGGCCGTTCATCGGGGACGATAGGTCGGACAGTTCGTCGTTGATTGCTTCAATAATGTTGCTTCGTGGGAACCGTGGGTTCGCTGTAATAATGCTGTTGACTGCTTGTGCCGAGGCGACAGTACCGTTGAAGGCTCGTTCTACTGTCAAGGTTTTAGTAGATTCTACGGTTGCCCAAACATACATTTGTTCTGAACCAATCTCGATGACGGTTCCGGAACGTATCCCACCCAACTCATAGGTCAACACGACGCTTGTAGACACGGCTGTTAAAGCTGAGGCTAGTTTGTTGCGTTCCTCTACCACCCCTGATAGGAGTTGGCGTTGGGTGCGGTTGATGATTTGGGCGACTGTAGACATTTATTTCTTTCGAGCGGCTCTCATGTTGTCTATGAGATTCGGGTATGGCCTGCCTGCTGCTTTAGCCATTGCTTTAGCAGAAGATTTGGCTTTGGGTGACAGCTTTTTAGAAACCTTTTTAGGGTTCGGTTTGTCCCATACTTCCATATTTTTTGCAGCCATTACTTTTTCTTAGCCTTCATTTTCATTTTGGCTTCAGACATGGCAATAGCAACAGCCTGTTTGCGGTTGGTGACAACAGGGCCACCTTTCCCGCTGTGCAATCCACCAGCTTTAAATTCGTGCATGACTTTCTGCATTTTGGCAGCAGCCTTCTTTTTGGCAGCCATTACTTTTTCTTTGCAGCCATCTTTTTAGCAGCCTTCTTTTTCATAGGCGTACCGTATTCTTTCATGCGGGCTGCTGGGCCTTCTTTGGCTTCATGCTTTTTCATCATTGACATTGACTTGTACTTTTCGCCTTTAGCAGACATTCAGACTCCTTTGTAGGTGTGTCTGCATATTAGCACGGGAACATTATCTCAATATCTTCGAGGTGTTTAGCATGGATTTGGGGGACAAGTTCTTGTATCAAAGCGTTCTGTTGGCGTTGCGCGGTGTGCTGGCCGATGTGCTGTAGATATAGCAGCTTGTCGATGTGAACACTTTTGGTCCATAAAGCTGACCGGACTATCAGGTCGTAGTCATCTGCCACAGGCAGGGTGGCATCGTGTCCACCTAGTTTGCGGTACGTCTCTCTACGCCAGCATCGGACATGGTTGGGGACAGACACGATATGGCTGAGGGTGGTGCGATTGAGTGGTGGGGCTACCATCTCCCAAACTGCGTACTCGGTGTTCCAGCGTTCAGACCCGTAGCCGAACGCCCAGCCTTCAGGGTATTTACCGCTAGTGCCGTCATCAAAAACTTCTGCACAGTTGGAGTACACAAACCCGACACCGTAATCAATGAACGCTACGTCTATTTCAGCAAGCGCATCGGGGGTGAGTTCGTCATCATGGTCTAACTCCACAAGTATCTCGCCTAAACCTAGCGAGAACGCCATGTGCTTTGCATAGCCAATGTTGCCGTTAGACGGTACGTGGGGTCGGAACACCCGTATCTTGTACCGTTCATCGGAGCATAAGCCGTATACCTGATTGTATGTGTCCATGCCAGGGGAGTCGTCGTAGATGACCCATTCCCAATCAGTGTACGTTTGTGCTTTGAGGGATGCCCATGTGCGGGCTAGGACTTCGGGTGGGGTGTTGTATGTGCAGGTGATGACACTAATCATGCAAGGCGACTTAGAAACTTAGGCTCTAGAAATTTCTAAACGGGTACGGCTAGTCGCTACTGATTGTAATGCAAGTGTTCCGCCCGAACTTTGATAAGTCCCTATTTGTATATAATCACTAACAGCACAAGTTATTTGCGCCGTAACGGTAAATTCTGTGTTGCCAGTTGTCCAACCACCTCCCCGACGGTTTCCCCACCTTGTAGCATTGGTTCCATTTTTTTGTATCCACCCAATACGTTCGCCGTTAGAGTTTAGTGGGTAACAAACCGTAGCCGTAACTACATATATGCCAGCGGTTTGAATGGTCAAACGGTTTGCTGTTCCTGCGCTAAACATTGAGTCGTTGTCATATTCTGCCGCAGACCATGTAATTACCGTGTCGGTTCCATTAGAGATATTCAAGTCTGATGTTAAAGATACTGCTGCTGCTGGTGAAGGAAAAATAACAATCCAAGCCGTTGCGTTCCACACCAACAACTTGTCCGTATCAGTCTCATAGATTTGTTGCCCCTCATACGGGGCTGTGGGGCGTGTGCTGCTAGTGCAGACACCTGGTCGAAAACCTGTAGACAAAGAGTTAATAGCCATTATACGGGTCCTATATCTTCCACAATAATAGATGCACCAATGTCGGTGCGGTATGCGGTTCCAGTACCAGTTTCCGCTTTGAGTGTGCCTAGTACTGTGTGTGAACCTGCGGTTGTTGTAAACAAACCCGTAGAGGTAGTAAAGGTACTAGCCGTATTTGACAAAATATGTCTTGTAACACCAATTAAAGTTCCACTAATGCTATCAAGTCTTATTCTTGAACTTGCTTCTGCCACAACAGAACCATAAGTTGTCCCTTCAATGTATGTTGCTTTGTAATATCTGTTAGCAACTGCCGTAAAAGCAGACGAAGTTATTGCTGTTGTTTCTGTTGTGTACGTAATGTTTGTAGTGGTTGTTTTTGTGTAAGCAACCCAACCCCAAGGCATATTTGTAGGGAGGGTCCATGCTGTACCGTTCCAAATTAAGTATTGGTTCGTATCAACCTGATAGATAGCCTGACCCGTGAACGGGCTAGTAGGACGTGCAGCCGTGTTCGCTACAACACCAGGCTGAATCAACCTTGATGGCGGGATAGTGTTACTGATACCCATTAAGCAGCCTTAATAATGTAGTTGAGAACAATGGTTGGTTGCGTGTTCAAGTGGGCAGCACCACCACCTGCTGCTTGGTTGGTCGCAGTAGTCGCTTGGTTAGTTGCAGTTGCACTAGCAACATAGCCTGCACCAACACCGTAATCACTTGAATAACCAGGAGCAGATAAACTTGAACTAATAGTTGTAGAACCACCATATTTACCAACAAAATCGTGGGCGTGAGCGTTCTGTGTATGGTTATGCGAATCCTGTGTATGGTTGTGGCTTGCAAGTTGTGCAGTAGTCAACGTGTGTGTTTCAGTACCACCAGTAGCACCAAGAGTGTTTGCTGCTGTTAATACTGTTGCTGTCAAACGACTAGCAGCAGTACCACCCATATCATCTTTACCTGCGGTGACACGCCCACGCATGTCAGGCACATTAAACGTGGTAGAACCATCACCTGAACCATACGTAGTGCCGATAGTAGTGAACAAACCAGCATATGTAGTTCTAGAAATAGCCTGCCCATAACAAAGTTGCCAACCAGCAGGGCTAGTGGAACCAGCAAAAGGCACAACAACCCCAACAGGCATAAACCCTACGGAACCTGTAGCACTAGAAATACCCATTAAACTTCTTTCACCCAACCCGTAACAATAATGTTCACAGCACTCGCAGCATCCGCATAACCCCACAAGCGTTCCGTAGCCACCAACACCAACGCCGTATCCAACACAACCGTGTCATACGCTGCGATAGGCAACGCAGAAAGGAACCTCGATGTAGCGCCACCGGTAGCTGCACCACCAATACCCAAATACACTAGACGGTCAGTACCCGAAGTGTTGCTCAAAATAATCTGTTTAATAATATGTTCACGACTAGCCGCTACCGCAGCAGCACCTAATGCTGCATCAGTAGCAGACAACTGTGACGGACCTATCAGCCGTGTTTCAACTCTGTCGCCAACAGCCATATTAAACTCCTACATCCATCGTAATCAAAGCAGTAAACTTTGAGTCATTCATCGGGTCGGTACTGGCTATAGACCAAACCAAACCCGTTGCTTGTGTCGAATCAGCTTTCAAAAAATATCCGTTAGTACCCACACCCAAGCGGGCAAGTGCTGAAGCAGACCTAGTGAGAATATCACCTTTAGTTGTCAGCGTGGTTGTACCACCCTCAACACCTTGCGGTCCTGTAGCGCCCTGAAAACCTTGGAAACCTTGAGGTCCTTGTGGGCCTTGGCTACCTGTCGCTCCTTGCGCACCTGTTGCTCCTTGCGACCCTTGTGGTCCTTGCGAACCTGTAGAACCAGGCGCACCCGTCGCTCCTTGCGCACCTTGCGCACCAGGCGAACCTTGGAAACCTTGCGGGCCTTGCGCACCCTGCGAACCAGTAGCACCCTGCGTACCCTGAAAACCTTGTGGACCCTGCGAGCCTTGTGGACCTGTAGCTCCTTGGAAACCTTGTGGACCTTGAGCGCCCGTTGCCCCTTGTGCGCCGGTAGCACCCTGAAAACCTTGTGGACCTGTAGCGCCCTGAGAACCTACAGCACCTTGGAAACCTTGCGGGCCTTGAGCGCCAACAGCACCCTGGAAACCTTGTGTACCTTGAGGACCAGTCGCACCTTGACTACCTACAGCACCCTGAAAACCCTGGAAGCCCTGTGGACCCTGAGAACCCTGAGCGCCAACAGCACCTTGGAAGCCCTGTGGACCCTGTGACCCTTGCACACCTTGAAAACCTTGTGTACCTTGGAAACCCTGTGTACCTTGAAAGCCCTGCGGTCCCTGCGAACCTTGAACGCCTTGCGAACCTTGAAAGCCCTGTGGGCCTTGACTACCTTGTGCGCCTTGGCTACCTTGAAAACCTTGCGGTCCAGTAGGTCCCGTGTTGCTCGAAGAAACAACAGTAACCCTTGCACCAACCTCAATCGGCACATTAGGGTCAGCCAACGCAAGAACATACGTGTTGGTACTACGGTAAACAACAACAGGAGTGTTGCTTAAAACAACAGTTACAAGAGTAGTAGCCATCTGCTACCTAGTGACATCGGCAAGAACTGTGACAGTACCAGCAAGAACAGTAGAGATAGTGCCGGAAGCGTTCTCCTGCAAATCCCAATACAAGAAACCTGGGTCCAATGTTGCACAGTTTGTGGCAGACAAAACGCAAGTAACCTCGCCAGCAGCACCGCTAGTTACCGTACAAGTGAACGAAGCTGCGATAGCAGAAATGTCTTGGCT